TCCGCCGCAGACTCCGCCGCAGACCACGCCGCAGACCTCGCCGCAGACCTCGCCGCAGACTCCGCCGCAGACCACGCCGCAGACCTCGCCGCAGACCTCGCCGCAGACTCCGCCGCAGACCACGCCGCAGACTCCGCCGCAGACCTCGCCGCAGACTCCGCCGCAGACCACGCCGCAGACCTCGCCGCAGACCTCGCCGCAGACCACAACTCGTCACCAATCGCTTCGCCTGAAGCTGCGCGCTCATGAAGATCAATCACGCGCTGCACGACCTCCTGGGCGGTGCCGGCCGTGTTGTAGGATATGCGCAGGATGCCGAGATGGACGCGGTGAAGTGTTTCTTGCCAGTCAATGGCGCCGTTGCGCGCAGCGATGGCCTCGGCAAGCTGGACATGCCATTTGGCGCTTTCGCCGTTTGGCAAGCCTTCAAAAACGGTGTCCTGTAGAAGGGCGAGCCATTCCGGATATTCGTAGTAATCCGCAACACGCTTATGCTTGTCGATCAGATGGTCGATATCGACGGGGCTCATGCCGGGATTGATGTGCGACAGGTGGCAACCGACTGAGCAGCCGCGAAAGTCGCCAGCGTCATTCGTGCGGCCGTATGTGCCCTTCAGCAGCATATCCATTTCAAAATGGTCCTTCGCCTGCTCAAGCAGTTCAACGTGTTTCGCATTGGTCATGTTCGTGTCCTTTGTGGTGAGAGGTTGGGATCTGGCCGCGTCAGGCGCACATCTGCTGGATATCGGAGAGCTTCGCGCGGAGCGTCTTCACCTCGGCGAGGAGCGCCGAAGTGTCAGGGCCATCGTCATCGCCGAAATACGAGCCGAGGAAATCCATCGGCGTGACGTTCAGGGTCTTACAGATGCCAACCATCATCGACGCCGAGACACGGTTCGCGCCGTTCTCGTACTTCTGGATCTGCTGAAACGTGATATCGAGCGGCGCGGCGAGGTCCGATTGCGAAAGTCCGCGCGCCTTGCGAAGCGACCTAATCCGCTTGCCGATTTCCACGTCGATATCAGTGATGCATTTCGCCATTTTCATGCGGGTTCTCCTCGCCTTGCGGTGAAGGCGTTCTGGTGTTGATTGGGGAAAGGATCAGGCGTGCGCGAAATAGGCCGCGTCATCGCGGCGGCGGTCGCGCTCGTAGTCGGGATCTGGCTCTTGGGATTCTTCAAGCTTACCGGCGAAGAAGTCAGCGGCGTGCCCATCTTCTTCGATCACGCGAGCGATGCGGGTGAACAGCTCTTTCGAGAATTCGTCGGCAAAGGCGCTGCTGCTGCGGCGATAAAGAGTGGTTCCGCCATCGTCGAACTTGATGCGCTCGACGTAGAATTCGCCTGGATTGCTATCCTCGACGAGGCGCGCGTTGCCGTAGAACATGCCGGTCTTGACGCCGGCAATGATGATCTTCAGCTCATCAAACGGATAATCGACGACGAACTTGGTCATCGGTCAGACCCTCCGCTCGATCTGATCAGCACGCTCGACGCGCTGCAGGCCGACGGTGGCCGCCATGGCGATCAGACCGAGGAGCAAGATGCTGCTGATGAGGATTACGGGGGCGGTGCGATCTGCGATGGCTACGAGAACCTTGCGATCGACCGGCTTTCTATCTGCGAAATGCGACATGGCGCTCTCCTTTGATGGGAGAACGTTACTCGAAATCGAGTGTATCTGTCAACTCATTATCGAGTTATTTGATTTTCGGCCTTACTCGGCTGCTTATGATGGCCACCAAGAAACCAATTCCCGACAATATCAGCGACCACACAAGCCAGCTTCGCGTGACGATAAATGCGATACGATGGAAGCCTGTCGCATCCGGGGAAATCTGCGCCCACCAACTCCACGACAAGGCAGCATTCAACGCTGCGCCTAGCGCGCCGAGGATTACAGCGAACAGGATCTTTCTCTTGAAGCCGAGGAGAAGGAAGGCGACGGCAAACGGCCAGATCAGCGGATCGAACGCCTTTCCACTCAACTGCCCGAGAAAGCCGCCAAGGTCTCCCATCATTAGCCTTCACCCGACATCACAACCTTATGCACCGACACAACATCGGCACTGTCAAATTCAAGGACTTCCGGTGGGTTGAACTGTTCGAGCCTGAGTGTTCCTTGCTTTGAAACAAATCGCTTCACGTAGGCGAGAGGCGCGGAATGCTCATCCTGGGCAATCTGCGCGACAACGAAATCGCCCCGTCGGATTGGCAGACGGGGATTGATGAAAAGGACTTCGCCAGCGAAATAGCGCGGCTCCATGCTTTCGCCGCTGACATAGACGGCATAGGCGTCTCGTATGCCCAACAATCCGGGCGGCGCTAAGATGTCATCGATCTTGTTTCCATTAAGCATGAACTCGCCGTATGCGCCGCCGATCGCCTGGCCGTAGGCTGGAAGCTTGGAATTCGCATCGAGGTTTGCAGGGCCTGAGACCGCAGCGTTGTTTGCAAATTTCGCAGGCAGAGCGATGTCGAGGACTGATGCCACCTCGATATGCGACCGCGACCGCCTAACGGCATCCCTCTCGATGCGATCGATAGATTGCTGCGTTGTGTTGGCAGCATCAGCAAGCGCCTGCTGACTCCAGCCGCGCCGCTCGCGCTCTTCGCGCACCTGTTGTCCAAATGTCTTGTCCATAAAGTGTTTTTACCCAATTGCGGGTACATCATCCAACTCGATTGCAAGTTACTCGATTTTGAGTTAGAACGGGTTTTAACCCTTAAACCCTATCGCAGCGAGTTTTTATGCAAAGCGCTGAACAGCACCCAGGAATGGTTTTGGCCGTCGAGTTCTTTGGCTCGCAGGCTAAACTTGTTGAAAATATCGGCTGCTTTTCCCAGCAGACGATTTCGAGAGCTCTAAACCGCGAAAATGAACCGGCTGCGGAACTAGCCGTGGCTATTCACAACTCCACTGGCGGCGTCGTGCCGAAGTGGGTGATCCGGCCTGACCTCTTCGACGCTCCTGCTAACGCGGTTGCCTCCGTCGAGGTGGCTTGATGTCGGCACAATCGTCTTTCTTTGCCGCGTCTGGATTCACGAAGCACGGTAAGCGGATTCCCCCTGTGGAAGCCGTGTGTGCCATGGCGCGCCGTCTCTGGCCTTCCAAGACCGCCATCAATCTCGCCAGCCGTGCCGAAATCTCGGAGCGCGCTGCGAAGCTGTGGCTTGAGGGCCGGACCGAACCGGGCGCCGACGCTCTCGTGAACCTGCTGCGCTCTGACGCCGGCTTCGAGCTGCTGCAATCCATCATGGAAGGCTCTGGCACGCGCTGGTGGAAGGAATTCGAACGCGGCGTTCAGATCGCGGAGCTTGAAGCGAAGCTCGATTGGCATCGCGACCAGCTCGAAAAGATCAAAGGGAGGATGAAGTAATGCGAGATTTCGTTGCTGACCGCCTGCTGCAGTTGTCGAGCTGGTTCTACCGTCTCTCGGTCGTCTGCAAGGATGCCGGTATCCGTGTGCTGATCCGCCGCCGCAAGAAGGCTGGCCCTCTGCGCGGCGATGATGGCGCACCGATCACCCACCGCCATACCGACATCATGGGAGATCGCTGATGGTTATCGTCTCTGCGATCCTCGCCGCCATGATCGTGACCGCCGTCATGGTGCTGTCCGTCATTAGCGTTGCGCGCGAGATGCGACCGCGCCGCCGGATCTTCTAATCAATTCCTGCCGGCTGTGACGCTCTTCTCGCGTCTGCAGGTCATCACCCTTCGAAGAGCATTGGAGCGATGGACAATGACTGACAAGAGTACCGAAGATTTGGCGGCCGAAACCCTGAGTGGCGATCTCCGCGACGTGATGCTGACCCACATTCGCAGCATGGAGACTCCCTGGTCGAAGCTGAGCGAGCAGGCGCAGGCAGACAAGATCTATGCGATCACGAATGCGACGGAAACCATTGTTCGCCGGGCGGTCGCGATCATTGCGGCACAAGGCAGCGAGCCGGTGTTCGGTCGCATCGCGAAATTCACCGTCAAGGATGAAATCAAGGCCGAGTTGGTTGCGGCATCGTCGGTCGGCAATATCGAGAAGGTCGCCGAGAACATCGGACAGCCGGCAATCATCATCTTCGCCAATCCTGATGCTTTCATCGGTCAGAAGGCAGATGCCAAGCCCGACAAGGATCAGCCGGATTTGCCGATCGACGATACAGATGAGGCAAACGCCGATTCCGATGGCGAGCAAGTCGATAATTCTGGCGACGATGACGATACCGGAACTGATTTGCCGGATGCGGACCCGGCAGACGCGCCAGAGGCGGCTTGATGATGGCGGCGCGGATCAAGTTCATCATTCCCGGCGATGTCGTCCCCTGGGCTCGTGCTGGCGGCGGCAAGACCGTCGTCAAGTTCACGCCCAAGCGGCAGCGGGATTACATGGGCATGATCCGCGCCGAAGCTCATCGGCAGATGGCGGCGTTCCCCGGCCCTCTGGTCGGGCCGCTACAGCTCAAGATAGCCGCCGTCTATCTCTGGCCGAAGTCGACCACGAAAGCGCGTCTGAACGCCATCGATGGCGGGTGGAAGATCACCAAGCCAGACGCCGACAACATCACCAAGATCGTCAAGGATGCACTGAACCAGATCGCCTACGCCGATGATGCGCAGGTGTCGTTCTCATCCTGCTGGAAAATTCTCGGGGCAAAAGCCGGGCTTGTCGTCGAGGTAATCAGCCTCGAAGGCGTGCCGGCGCCCGTCATTGCTTTGTGAGGGCTCAAATGAATTTCGCATGGTCTGATGAATCCATATCGTTGCTCAAGCGCCTGGTGGCCGAACATCAAAGCGCCTCGCAGATCGCGGCGCTACTCGGCGGTGTCAGCCGTAACGCCGTGATCGGCAAGGCCACACGCCTCGGCCTGAAGCTGGGTCATGGAAAATTGGTGCCGAAAGCTGAACCGGTCGTGCGCGCGCCTCGCAGCAGCAAGGCAAAGCCTGATCCTGTCAAGATCTCCGAACTGCAAGAGTTCATGGACCGCGCACCGCCGCCGGTCGTCGAGACAATTCCCAAGCCTGTCTCGCTCGGTCTGAAGCTTTTGGAGCTTTCCGATTTCGTGCGCGAATGCCGCTGGCCGGAAGGTGAGCGGGCCGACATCACATTCTGCGGTCACGATGTCGTCGAGGGCAAGTCGTGGTGCCCGTATCATGCTCGCCTCGCCATGGGCAGAGGCACAGAGAGCGAGCGTAAGGCTGCGAGCGCATTGGAGAGGGCGGCCTGATGGGCAAACGGTCATCCTTCGAGCGCAAAGAACGCGATGCTTACCAGACAATCGATCCGACGGCCTCGAGAGTTCTTGCTCCACATCTGCGCGGAATTTCCACGTTTGCAGAACCATGCGCGGGTGAAGGTTTCCTAGTCGGGCAGCTTCAATCCCTTGGCCTCGTCTGCACCTATGAAGGTGACATAAAGAATGGGCTCGATGCCTTGAGCTATCGTTTCGAAGATGAGGCGGTGTTCGACGCCATCATAACGAACCCACCCTGGCGCCGGGATATCCTTCACCCGATGATTGATCGCTTCATGCGCATCGCGCCGACGTGGATCTTGCTGGACGCGAATTGGGCTCACACCACGCAAGAGAAGCTGGCCCACGTTCAGCCGAAGGTGCCGTTTCTCCTCGATCGCTGCTCTCACATCGTTTCTGTCGGCCGGCTCAATTGGGAGCCGGGCACAAAGACCAAGGGCAAGGATGATTGCGCCTGGTACCGCTTCCACGTCCAGCACGTCGGCGGCCCTCGGTTTGTTGGCCGGGAGGTGGCAGCATGAAGTGCAACTTCGTCGTCGGCCAAAAGGTCGTTTGTGTTCGTGCCTGGGACGATCTCACTCGCTCGGAAGCCGAGTATTTCGGCATCACCCTGCCCGAGTTGGGTAAGATCTACACGGTTCGCGCCGTCTGTGAGACGCTTGGCAATATATGCGTCTATCTGGAAGAGATCATCAATCCGGTTCGGCCGTACTGTGTCGACGGCCTTTTTGATGTGGTCGAGCAGGGTTTCGCGCCTGATCGTTTCCGCCCTCTCGAAAAGCGCAAGACGGATATCAGCTGCTTCACGTCGATGCTGACACCGGCCGGGAGGATTCCCGTCGATGCTTGATCGTGTCACCTATCACGCAATCTTCCGCTATCTCGAACGCGTGCTTGGCCTGCCGGTGGATGAATGGCTGGTGGGTACTGATCTGCTGCCAGACCGGGAGCGGGTCGCCATTGCGTGCGAGTGTGCGGGCCTGCCGGTGGATGCCGTTCGTGAGCTGATCCTCTCCCGGCCTGTTCTGGCTGTCGTTGCTGCCGGGTTCAAGGATTGTGTCGTGCGCTTCGATGGCTTTGCCTACGTGATCCGCAACGGGCGCGTTGCCACGGTGATGACGAACTGGATGCGTGACAGCCAGGTCGGACAGCTTGAGCGCATGAAAGAGCAAACACGCAGCCAGCTCAAGAAGGATTTCCAGAAGGCGAACCGTCGGTTCCGCGGCAAGCGCAAGAGCATCCAGCGCCAGATGCAAGAGGTGGATTGATGCCATCCAGCAAGACGAAATTCGATGCGCTTCGCGTCCCGTGCCCAAAGTGCGGGGCCTATGAATGGCGGAAATGCGTTGGAAAGGCTGATCGTGAACGGAAATCGTTTCATGCAGAGCGCCATGCGAAGGTAGCACGAGAAAAGCCGCAACCTCGTAAAGGCAAAAAGATGCCGGATGATTGGGCTGCGACCAGGGCGAAGGTCTTTGCTTTGAAGGGTTCGCAATGCGTCTATTGCGGTGATGACGCTTCACATGTTGATCACCAGTTACCGCGCGCGCGCGGCGGCTCTAGTGAAATTTCTAATCTCGTTCCGGCGTGCGCACCCTGCAACGTCGCCAAGGGGATGATGACGGTTGAGGAGTGGCGCGGATGAGCGAACGCCCGTTCATGCAGCTCTATGTGTCTGACTTCATCGGCGACACTCTGCACCTGTCGACTGAGCAGATCGGGGCTTACATGCTGCTCCTGATGGCGATGTGGAATGCCGGTGGAAAGCTGCCTTCCGACGAGGCTAAGCTTGCTCGTGTTGCGCGCCTCTCGGTGAAGAAATGGAAGACTATCGCCGATGATCTGATCCAGTTTTTTGACGTCGATGCCGGCCATATTTCCCACAATAGGCTGACGAAAGAGCTTCAAAAAAGCGAGAGTAAATCTCATTCGAGAGCTTCCGCAGGGGCTGCCGGTGGCAACGCTAAAGCACTGAAAGATAAAGAGGCGCGTGTAGCAAATGCTATGCCTAGGCCACAGCATCTTCCAGATACCATAACCAGAGAAGAATCTTCTTCACTTCGTTCAGAAGAAAAAGCGCGCGCTCCCCAGGTCGATTTACATGCCGAGTTCGATCGTGAGATCTGGCCGATCTATCCCCACAAGGTCGGTAAGCCGGTGGCGCTCTCGGCGTTCGTCAAGGCTCGCCAGCGTGCCAGCCTCGAAACCATTCTGCCCGGCCTGCGAGCCTATGTCGGCAAAACCGATGATCGGCCTTGGTGCAACCTCTCGACCTGGCTCAATCAGGACCGATGGAACGATCAGCCGGCGCAAGTGGCGCGGGGTCAACCGCCGCCCAGGGAGCCTGACCTAGCGGATTTCTTCAACAACAGGGCACGAAACGAACAGGGATACGACGATGGACGGACGATTGAGGGAAGCTACCAGCGTGGAGATTTTGACGGCCCTGGGCAAGCTGTTCCGCGCCTTGAAGCCGAAAAACGGTAGTGTCGAGGAGCTTTCGGAAGGCTATTTGATCGCTTGCCACAAATGCACCAAGCATGCGCTCGAAACCGTCGTGGTGAAGCTGATCAGGGGCGAGATCGATGGTCTGTCTCGGGTTTTCGCTCCAAGTTCTGCCGATCTTTCCGCCGCCATTCGCTCGGAAATGCTGTTTGTGGAAAAGCAAGTGGCATTGGCTGAAGATCGCCTGCAGATCGCCGACAATCGTCCCGTAGCGCGTCGGCCGGTCCTGATCGAGGAGCGTATCCAGATCGCAAAGCAGAAGATGGCCGACGAGGAGCGGAAGCTCTTGCTTGAGTGCGACAGCTACTCGGCCTCCCAGGCTCACAGCCGCAAGATGCCAGTCGGCAGCGTCTACAGCGGCATTCTCTGCGCCTGGTACGGCCCGGCCGGGATCTCTGCGGGTGCCGGTGACGCAGGAAATGCTCAGAGCCGACATGTTTGAGCCCGAAACACCGGTCGACGAGGTGCCAGCGATGCCGCCTTCGCCACCTGTTGAAGCCTACGCCGACGTTGAATTTTGAAGCACGATGAAGCGGGAATGATGCACGATGAGACACATAGTCAACCTCAAGAAAGCTGAAATCTACATCTCGGCCAAAGAGGTGCTGGCTCGATACGGCATATCCCGCGCCACGCTGGATCGCTGGATCAAGGGCCGGGGATTCCCCGCTCCTCGGCACATCGTCGGCAAGCGTCATTTCGCGCTGTCTGAGGTCGATCAGTGGGATTTCGAGCAAAGCGGCCATGCTGTCGAGGTCGGGACCGAAAAGGCGCTGGGCTACGATGTCGTGTCAGGCGTGATCCAGAACTATGACGAGCTCGTCGACGCGCTGATAGCCCGGCGCGATGCGCTCAAGCTGTCCTGCATAGAGCTCGATGCCAGATCCGGCATGCAGGAGGGCTACACGAACAAGCTCGAAAACTGGCGGCAATCCTACGGTCGCGGCATGGGGCCGGAAGTGTTCCCGCTCTGGCTCGGTGCGCTCAAGGTAGGAATCGTGCTGGTGGATCTGCCGCGCAAGCAGCGCAAGTCTAAGACTTCGACAGGCGCATAGCCTCAAGATCGTAGTGCAGTTTGCAGCGGTCGGAATAGAGGTTATCGACCCTCTCGCAGCCCTCGGCGCGGGCGATGACCGCAAGCAGGCTTGGCATAGGCTGATCCTCGATCCTCTCAAGCATCCCGTTCACATCATACTGGCGCTTCATTCCGCATTTGGGACAGGTCACGACGACCTTGCCGCCGGCATGATCCGATAGATACGGTGATGTGAATTCGCGCTTCGCCATGCCGCAGATATGGGCGCGGCTCGATCAGTCGGCAAGCGGCACATGCTCAAGCAGCGACGTGTCCAGGGTGAGTTGCCGGGCGTTCATGTTCGCGTCGAACCATAGCAGTTCCGCGAATTCGAGATCGTCGTTATGCAGGTGCAGCTTTGTGACCAGCATCGAGGGCGAGCGGATGCCGACGGTTCGGACGATGGCACCTACGTAGATGCGGTCGCTCATGCGTTCTCAGGCTCCGTTGGCAGGTGAAGATGCTCGCGCACCGTCTTCCACGCGTCGATGTAATCTGCCTGCGAAATCCAAGGCGCGGAAGCATATGGGGAGGCGCCCATTTCAACCACAAATCCGGCTAGCCTGTCGTCACGAGTATGCACCTGAGCGAGTATCAGCAATGCCTTGTCGATGTTCATTTGTGCTTCGCCTCCATCTTCATCGTGATCTCTACCGGGCGCGAGATCATCAACGATGTTTCGAACCAGTTGAATTGCACACCGATCGAGAACGCTGCGCACGCCATCATGTAGCGCTTCCGGGCCATGGGATCGACATCCTTGTTGGCGCGCTCGAAGTCTTTGATTGCCGACGTGCTGAAGCCTATCAGGGGCGCCAACTGCTCGCGGGACAGCGATACGACCTCAGTCCGCCACCATTTGCATTTCTCGTGCTCCGGGGCGTCGTCGTCTGGTCGTTCCATAAGTGTTTCCTGCGGGCTGGCAATCGCGGCACCATGCAGATTTTCGGGTTGGCTGTCCATCGTCAGTGTGCAACCCCATATTCGGCAGCCAGATCGTCCAGCCATGCCATTCCCTTGCGTGCCATGACGCGGTGCTTCTCGGTGCAAACGCTGTCGTTCATCCTCTCGGATATGCTGCGCCAGCTCTTCCATAGGCGCGAGATAGCAATCTCAAGCGCCTCGTCGAAACTCTCATATGCGCCATGGAACGGGCCGCCGTGGCCGCAATACCCACCGAATTGGTCGCGGGTCGCATAGGACCATGTGGCATCGTCATTGCGCATTACGCCGATATGCCCGTAGCTCCACCCCTTCTTGTCCAGTTCGATCTTGAACCATTGCGGCTCGCTATCGATCGGTGCGGGTGGCGGTGAGTCAAAACTGAATGAAAGCTGTCCTGCTGATGCGCGCGCCATTGCTCAAACCCTCGGTGCAGTGGTAAAAGCGGGCATCCTTTCTGTGAGGATCGCCCGCAAGGGTGCGGCGCGGGTGCTGGCAAAACTCCCGCGCCTTTTCTATTTCAGCCGAAGTCCTGCCAGTGCAGGATATTGATATCGCCCTGCGCGATGCCGAGAACGTGCACTTCATCGCGCTCGCATCCCCAATCATCAGCACATGCGGCTTTCGCCGTCTCCTGCGCTTCCTCGACGCTGGACGCTTCGACACAGGAAATCCATGTGGTGCCGCGTCCATCGGTGTGCAGGCAGAATGCGGTGTAGATGTTCATGACTGGCCCTCAGCGATGATCTCGTCGCAAAGCTTGCGCACCGCGTCCTGAAACAAGTTCAGGCTGTCTAGATCATGGAAATAGATCGAGAGCGAAGGCTGTTCGCCACCGCCCGATGATGTCCGCATAGCTGTGCTCTTGCGCAGTGCGTTCTTGAAGATCTGTTCGATCTCGCTCATGGCCGGCCCTCGGCTTTGTCGACCAATGCGCGCGCTGCGGTGATGATCTGCTTATCCATGCCTTTTGCAAAAACAGGGTCCCGCTTGGAATGCTGGCGCACAAACGCCAACAGATCAGGAGCAGCCAAGATCAGATTGCGGTCAGCCTCCGAAACAGCCAAATCCCCATTCCTGCCGCCGTAGACTATTGGCTCTCCCTTGTCGTTCTCGATCCACTCGTTCTCTTCGTTCCACTGCCAAGGGCTATTGGTGTGCTTCATCGCGGTCATCACTTCGTCCTCACACAATTGATTTCGCGCCAGTCTGCCGGGAACTGCGCGCCCTCAAAGGCCACGGCGCAATCGTCGCCAGATCCGGCCACGTACAGGTTGCCCGCATAGTCCGTCACCTGCAGCTCGTAGCGCGTCTGGCTCATCGGCCACGCCATCACGGTCGCGGCAACCGTCACGCCTGCGGCAAAGGCCGTCGCGGCGATCAAAGCAATCTTTCTCATGATCATATCCTTCTGTGAGGTTGTCGGGCTGGCACCCGCATAACGGCCACGGATGGCCGTTGCGCTGATGTCAGGCTTACAGCCAGGTCCCGCGCTTCCGGAGCTGGCGCACTCGATCAAGGTAAATTCGATGATCTGATGGGATGTGCCGGGCGGCGGCTGCATGACGAAGAACGTTTGCGATCGCAGCGCGCGTATGGACATGGCCCTTCTCGTGTAGGCGAGTAAAGCCAAGGTGGCCTTGATCATCCCTTGCCGTGAGAAATCCTTCGAGCCTGAAGCGCCTGTTTTTCCGAGCTTGCTGGTGGAGAGAACTGGTCATTGTCGCCTACATCACGCTGCAGCGACGTTCGAGAACAGCTGATTGCGCTGTGCCGCGACACATGCGCCGTCCACCGTGACGAACCCACCGGCCACATAGCCGCAGCCCTGGCCGTTGTCCTGCTCCCAACGGAAGCGCGTAACAGTCTCGCCCCGGCGCTTGGTCTTGAACGCGATCAGTCGTGCGCCGACGACGCCGGCATAGGTGTCACGATACGATGCTGTGGCTGCGATCTTGGTCATGAGGATCATCCTGTTTCTGTGAGTGGATAGAACCGGCTGGCAACCGGTAGCCACATACAAGCACAAGCCTCCAAATCAGTCAATAGAATGGGGTGTTAAATATCCATATAGTGCCTATTAATGGGTAAATAGCACCCCACAAAGTGATTCGCAAAACAGGGCCAAGGGGTGTTAAATACCCCACCTACTTTGCAACCGGTTTTGGTCTGTTCATATTCGCTATGAAATCATTGAGCTTTTTACCTGTGCTTTGACAGCCATTCCCCCGACCGGCTACAGCTTCGCGCGCACATCCTCCCTTCATAGCTCTCCACACGACGAGAGCACCGCATTGAGGCACAGAACAAGCGATGGTGTTCCCGGCCAAGACGGCAAGCGATTACGCCGTCCCCGCTCAGAAAGCAGCGGCACAGATCCGAAAAGAAAAAAAAGCGATCAAGATCACCCCCAAGCAACGAGCACTCGTTGATGCGATGGTCGGTGACGGTCTGCCTCGCAAGGATGCAGCGAAAGCCGTTGGAATTACTGACGAGACCGCAAGAGCATCCCTCCTCAAGCCACAAGTCCTTGCTTATCTCAATCAGCAGAAGGAGATGTTGCGAACGAGCCTGCAGCCTCGGGCGCTCCTCCGCATAGGATCGCTGATCGATAAGGCCGACAGTGACCGTGTCCGCCTCGATGCAGCCAAGTACATCGACGGCATGGACAGAGGAGCGCATCAGGTCGGCGCAACACAGGTCAATGTGCAGGTGAACAACACGCTCAGCGTAACGCCTGGCTATGTCATCCGCATTGATCGCAGCAAGGACGAACGACGCCAGCAGATAGAGCATCTGGACGTTGATGACGCTATCCCATTGAGTGCATTAGAGGACGTTCCTGATGACGAATGAGGAACGCCACCCCGTACCCCCTTTGTTCATGGGAAAACGCCCACAGGAGGGGGTGGGGGAAAATTGGGCCGCTCAGTTTCCCGTCCACCCTCACCCAATGAACTTCCTCATCTGAGGATCGAGATTGGAATATTTTTTTACCAACCAGGAGAAACGGCCATGAAGATCAAATTCGGCAAGTTTGAAATGGAAGGCGATGGGTTCGGTTTGCTGATCGCGTTGTTGATCGTCTGCTGGATGTTCGCGGAGATCTTCGGCCATTGATCCTGTGCTTTGCTGGGTTTTCCGGCTGAGACGATGATGCACCCATCCCAAGCGATGGAGAGTGCGATGCTCGGAATGAACCTTCTTCACAAGCAGTCTGGCGTCAGCGGTAAGGTTGACGGTGTTTCGGTCGATCCGGCCGGCAGTGGACTCGTTCGGATTTCTGATCACTGGTTCCTTGTCGATGAGTGCGCCGGGGCATAAGCCCAATGAGCAACGTCATCAATTTCCGTGGCATCACAAGGCTGCCTCTAGACCCGGCCCGCGTCATAGGCGCTGCTGTCGAAGTCGAATTTGAGCGGGTGATGATCATTGGCCTGACGAAGGACGGTCAGGAATATTTTGCCGCTTCCGATCCTGACGGCGGTTGCGCCTTATGGGACATGGAGCGCGCCCGGTACTTTCTCATGAAGATCGCGGATGATGCCGATGATTGACGTGATTGAGCCGGATCGTCCTCTGGACCTTCCCACAATCGAACTCGATCCGTCCGGGCGCAAGATCTATGATCCTGACGGCGCCGTGCTGATGGATTTCCTTGAGTGCCGGAAGCACGTTTCGATTATCCGCGGATCGATCGGGTCGGGCACGTCGACGGCCTGCATCATGAAGATGTGGGCGATCTCGTGTGAGCAGCGACCGAACGGTGACGGGGTCCGCAAGACGCGCTGGGCGGTGGTTCGCAACACCTTCCCTGACCTGAAGAACACGACGGTCAAGTCCTGGCTCGACTGGTTTCCCGAGAATACCTATGGCCGGTTCTATTGGGATCGACCTTTCCGGCATGTGATCAGGATCGGCGATGTCGAGATGGAAATCATCTTTCTGGCGCTCGATAGCGAGGACGATATCCGAAAGCTGCGATCGTTCGAGTTCACTGGGATCTGGTTCAACGAGTTGGAATTCATCGACAAGGCGATCTTGGACGAAGCCGAAAGCCGAACCGGCCGCTATCCGGCGGTGAAGGACGGTGGGGCGACGTGGGACGGTGTGCTGGCGGATATGAACGCGCCGCGCGAGGATCATTTCATTCCGCTGATGATGGGCGAGGTCCCCTTGCCGGAAGACTGGACGGAAGAGGAAAGGCTGTCTTTCCAGAGGCCGGACACCTGGGCTTATCATGTGCAGCCGCCGGCGATGTTGGAAATCAAGGACGCCGCCGGGATGCTGACCGGCTACCGGATGAACCCGCTGGCCGAGAATACGAAGTGGCTGAAGCCGGGCTACTACGCGGAAAAGATCAAAGGCAAGACGAAGCAGTGGATCGACAGCCGTGTCTTGAACAAGATCACGGTGTTCGTCGACGGTAAACCGGTGTGGGGGCAGTTCAGCGCCGACAGCCATGTATCGAAAACAGCGCTCGAGCCTATTCCTGGCTGGCCGGTCTATGTCGGGCTGGACTTCGGACGAAACCCGGCCTGTGTCGTCGGGCAGTTGGTAAATAATCGCTGGCGGATCTTTGCGGAAATTGCCGGGCGCGGCGTTGGTGCCTCGATCTTCGCGCCGCTGGTCAAGCAGCTCCTCGATCGCCGTCTTGGGGAATGGCATGTCACCCGCGGGCGTGAAGGACGCGAAGGCTATTCTGTGGAGTTCTTCGGCGATCCGAAGGGTGATGACGGAACGCAGTCCGACGAAACCACGGCCTATGATATTTTTGCATCCTTCGGCATGCCGGTGCGCGCCGCGCCCGTGAAGAACAATCACATTCAGACCCGCATCGAGGCGGTCGAGTATGCCATGATCACGATGGTCAACGGCGGCCCGCGCTTCTTGGTCTGTGGCGTCAATTGCCGGACGCTGAAGGTAGCCTGCGAGGGCGGCTATCACTTCAAGCGCATCAAGGGCACATCGAGGCACGACGAGAAGCCATTCAAAGATCGATATTCCGACATTGCGGACGCCTGTCAATACATGGTGCTCGGCGCAGGCGAGGGTCGAGCTGCGGTCGGCAGGGATCGCGGAGTCGCTGGGAATGGCGAGCCGGTGAACATAAACTTCAGACCGAAATCGAGGCGGCGCGGTGGATTCTAGTCAACGGGATGATGGGTTTGATATCGAGCGCTGCGAACCGTCGGTGTGGTTTGTCGTCTTCCATCGTGACAGCGATATCAAGTTGGCGCGCTGGCTGAGTTTCGGCCGGTACAAGCATGTGTCTGCTTTCGGCTATGTCGAGGCAACGGACAACTGGATCTTCTTCAGCTTCCTCTCTGGCCGTATCCGCATTCTCTCCGTTAGCAATGAGCAGGCCGATCGCCTCATCGGGTTCTACAGCTCTTCGGGATGCGTGGTCAGGATGCCGGCGCCTGATCTGCACGACAAGAGATTGCGGCTGAAACCAGTTTTCACATGCGTTCAATCCGTCGCTCATCTGCTCGGGCTGGGCGGCTGTGCTTTGCGGCCCGATGCACTTCTCCGCCAATGTCTCCGCAACGGTGGTTTAATCGTGGTGGATGACGAGCATGAAGGCGGAAGAGAGCGAAGATATGAAGCGCCAGGAGCGCCTATCGGAGCGTGAGAACATCGACACGATCCGCGATCAGATCGGCGACAAGACAAACCAGTCCGTCCGAATCTTCGGCGCCCGGCAGTCTCTCGCCGGAACGACCTCGTAAGGGGTCGGCCATTGGCATCTCTCAAGCAATCTCCGGAAGGAAAAGCACCTGACTATTCGCAGGATGCCTACATGCGTCTCGGCGATGCCAGGGCGCAGAAGTCCGTTGTTGAGCAGGATCTGCGGGAAGCCTATTTCTTCACGCGTCCCCGGCTGTCCCGCCAAGTTTCGTCGATGAGTAAGCCGTCGACAACACTTGATCGCGATGTCGACGAGCTTGCAACGGGCATCGGCGCCGAAGTCTCCGAAGATTTCGCGACGGAAGTCATTGCCGCATTCTTCCCGCTCGGTCAGCATTGGGTCACGTCCTCTGGTGAAGCGGCACGCGTCGATGGCGCCGACGATGACGATATTGCCGACCTTCAGGATGATATCAAAAAATACGACCTGACCATCTTCGCCGCGATCAATGGTTCGAATTTCGGATCAGAGATCGCCGAAACCTTGGACCCTGATGCCTCGATCGGCACAATGGCGCTCTGGATCACAAATCCCGGCGCCGGCCGGCCCCACAGGGTCGAGCATGTTCCCATCCAGGAGCTGGAAATCAATGTCGGCCCCGACGGCTGCATCGATGATCGTTTCCGGGTTCGGCATGTGAAATATCGCTCGCTGCGGTCTGTCATTGGGAAAGATGTCAAGTTGCCGCAGACGGTCGAAAACAAGATCAAGCGCCAACCGAATGACTGCGCTGAGGTGGTTTGGTGCTTCTGGCGGGATTGGGATTTCCCGGAAGACGACCGGTATGTGCATGTCCTTCTTGTCGACAACAAGCAGGTCCATTACGATCATTTCGTTGGTGAAGGATGTCTTCCCCTCGTCGTGTTCCGGTTCTCGCCTGACAAGCTGCATGCCTGGGGAAATGGGCCAGCGATCAAGTCGCTTCAGGAACTGCGCGTTCTCGACACGATCACGGCCACGACACAGGATGCCTGCGAAGTCGCTTTGAACCCACCTATCTGGTACCCAGACGACGGCATCGTCAATTTCGATAGCGGCCTCGAACCGGGCAAGGCATATGCGAAAAGGCCGGGCGGCAATGCCGGTGACTTCGGTTCGCTCGCCTTCATGGGCAGTCCCGATATCGGATTCTATACCGCGACCGATCTTGAGCGCCGCGTGAAGCGCAAGTTCTTCGCCGACTATCCAGAACAGAAGGGTGACACCCCGCCGACCGCGACACAGTGGACCGATGAGATGGTTCGGGCGCAGCGCCGTATCGGCACGCCCGGCGCCAAGTTCTGGCGCGAGGGACCATACGAAATCTATCGCCGCTTCGAATATCTGCTGAAGGCAGATAGCAAGATCCAAGAGGTCAGATTCAACAACAAGCCCCTGACTCTGACGCCGAACAACCCGGCGACACAGGCGCAGGATAACCAGAAACTTCAGATCGCTACTCAGCTCCTCGGCCTGGTCAAGAACTTCTTCCCGCAGACATCGCAGGCCGCCATTGATGAGATGGCGACGATTGAGGCGATGCAGAAGCTGGTGAAGGACGAGGTGATCAAGCTGCGCTCGAAGGCGGATGCGCAGAAGCTTGTCGAGCAGGTTCTTGGCGCTGCCCAGCAGGTATCAGGAGGCGGCGATGCGCAGACACCCACGGCTCAATGACGAAGAGGTCAGGCTCTCCGTCCGCTGGATTCTTCGCCAGCGTGAAGCGCTTCCATTCCTCGCCGCACTGCAAGGAATCCTTGAAGAGGTCGGTCCCTCGGAGACCTGTGCTTTGCACGCTCACAATGAGCGCCGCAAATTCGCATCAGATTTAATTTCGATGCGAGCAGAGGAAGCGGATAGCGATGGATCCGACAAACCCGATGAACGAAAAAGTACAGGCAGACCAGCAAGCGCCAAACCACGTAAAAGCCGCCGGCATGGTCCGGCCGGCTGGTAGCGTGGCTTGGGTCGCGTCTGGTCGCGGCCCGCGCATCATGTTTGCGCCGCCGGATGCGCCCGGTCTTTCAGGCATACCGGCGCCAACTCCGGCCCCTGCTCCTGCGCCTCCTGTTGATACGCCGCCAGCCAATCCAGCCGGAAACCCGCCGCCGCCAGCAAATCCCGATGCGCCGCCGGCAAAAGCGGAGCGCCCCGAATGGTTGCCGGAAACCCTTTGGGACGGTGAGAAGGGTTTCAAGCAACAGGATTTCGACGATCTCGTCGCCTTCAAAGCCGAACGCGTTTCAGCGGAAGCATCCCGGCCGGAAACCGCCGATGCCTATGAGGTGAAGCTCCCGGAAACTTTCAAGCTTCCCGAACATGTCAAGCTTGAGGAAGGTCAGCAGATCATTGACGCCGATGATCCGCGCGTCTCCGAACTCCGTAAGATCGCCCATGAAAAGGGTTGGTCGCAGCAGGATTTTCAGGATGTGCTCGCCCTCGGCGTCAACATGGATATCGCCGCCGCTGATCGTGGTGCCGAATCGCTGAAGGCAGAAGCCGCAAAGCTCGGAAGCCGCTCCAAGGAGCGTATCGAGGCCGTCACGTCCTGGGTCGATGCGAAAGTCGGCCCGGAACTCGGCAACGCCCTGAAGGGCATGTTGTTCACCGCCAAGCATATCGAGGCTTTCGAAAAGCTGATGTCGGTCAACAGGGGTGATGTTCCGGGCACGCCCGGCGCTGGTCGCGATACCGGAAAACGAGAAATCAGCGATGAGGATTGGGACAAGATGTCTCCCTCCGCGCGCATCAATTACGCACGCCAAGCTTCCGCGAAGTGACGGCCTGAAGGAGAAACTTAAATGGCTGAATTGATTACGCTCCCCGAATACGCCAAGGGTCTCGAAAAGTCGAGCATCGAACGCCCGTTGATCGAAACCTTTGCTGCGAAGTCCGACATTCTGCAGGTGCTGCCGTTCGAGGGCTTCTCGGGCGCGGCCTTCGAGGGATATCGCGAAACCTCGATTGGCACTGCGGCATTCCGCGGCATCAATGAAGGCCCCGGTTCGTCTCAGGGCCGCATTGCGCCGTTTCAGGAAACCAGCTTTCCGATCGACATCAATCTGAAGGTCGACAAGGCCATTCTCTCCCGTCACGGCATGGATCGCCGTGGCAAGGAAGAATCCATGCAGATGAAGCGTCAGGCCACGCTCTTCACCGACACCTTCATTGCCGGCGACAATTCCTCGAATGCGAAGGAATTCAACGGCATCAAGAAGCGTTGCACCACCGCCAACGGTCGCCTTCTGCACAATTCCACTGCTTCCGGCGGTGCTGCGCTGTCGCTCTACAATCTGGACAAGGCCATCCAGAATACGGCGAACGCGAACTACATCATCGCCGGTTTCGATATGTTGCCACGCTTCATCCAGGCCGCCCGCAACACGGCGATCTCCGGTTTCGTCATTCAGACCTGGGATCAGGTCGGCACGCCGAAGATGACCTATGCCGGCAAGCAGATCTTGTTCGGTTATCCGAAGGATCGCCACGGCGTCATCCTGCCGTTTACCGAAGTCGCAAGCGGCGGCGGTGCAGCGGTGACCAGCTCCATTTTCGTCGCTCACTTCGGCGAAGGTGGCCTGCACGGTATCCAGCTCAAGAACATCGAAGTCACCGATATGGGCCTCTCCAAGGAAGACGGCGTGTTCTACAACACGAACGTCTCCTGGGATGTCGGTATCGTCGACGAAGGTGATTACTGCATCACCCGCCTCGACTCCATCACTGACGCTGCGTTCCTAATCTGATGCGTTGGCCCGCTTCGGCGGGCCTTTCGCCATTTCGTTCCTACAGAGGAGAATGACCAATGGGTCAGAGAGTTTATAATCTCGATATTGAGATGCAGCTCGCCGATGGCGCCGCTGCCGTCACCGCCGATGGTGTCTCGCAGGTAGCTGCTGCCGCTGTCAGTCTTCAGCTCGGCCCCGGCCGCTTCGAAGGTGTTTTGATCATCGACGTTTCCGCCATCGATGTCGCATCCGCAGACGAGGTTTATAACCTTGTACTTCAGGGGGCGGCTACGTCGGCATTCACCACGAATGAGATCCTGGCGCAGATGTCGCTTGGGGCTACCGCTGCTCGCCCCGGCGCCGCTGTAACGTCCGTCGTCGGTCGCTACGAGATCCCGTTCATCACGGAACAGCACGACACCACATATGAGTGGGTGCGGCTCTACGCTGATGTGGGCGGAACGTCGCCGTCGATCACCTTCAAGGCTTTCATCGCTGAGCGCTACTAAGCGCTCGGCAGTAGCCATTCCCATCGGAGACCAGACCAATGCCCGAGAAGATGAAAATTTATAACAAGGATGGTTCGAGCGCCGAAGTCGATGCCGTCGACGGCGCCCGCTATCTCGCGGACCCGACGATTTCGCAGGAATGGGCAGCGAAGCCGTGGGCCAAGGCAGACGCCGACACTGCGGCCAAAGCGAAAGCTGACGCGGATGCAAAGGCGAAGGCCGATGCGGACGCTGCCGCTGCCAAGGCCAAGGCAGACGCCGACGCGAAGGCGTAGAGCTGACGTAGCCCCTCACCATCGCGGCCGAGGCTACTGACGGAAACCCCGAGGACCCCAACGCCTCGGGGTTTTTCTTTGCCTGTGCTTTGCCGGGGTTCGGCTCTTCCGACACATTCGGCGCATGGATAAGCTGACCGTCATCAATAATGCGCTGATCAACACCGGCAATGCCCGCGTGAACATTCTGCATGATCCGTCGGCAGAATATCAGGTCGCGGATGCAGCCTTCGACCGGGCGATCAAATTCCTGATCTCGATGCATGCATGGCCGTTCTCGGTAACGGTTGAAAACCTCGTTCGTGTGCCGGACGCGGAGAACCTTTCCCGCCGCTTCCCTCAGAACGGTTTCCGCATTCCGTCGCCGCCGCAAGTGCTGCACGTCAAGGAAATCTATCACAACAACTGCGCGCTCACAGAATACGAGATCATCGGCTTCATCCTGAGTTCCAGGCACTCGGATGGCATCTCCGCAAAGGTTGTTCGCGAACTCGATCAGGCAAACTGGCATCCCATGGCCGAGGAAATCCTCACGCTGATGGTGGAGTCTGGATGCCTTCGTGGTCTCAACGAGGACATGACGGAAGCTCGCGTCAGGGATCAGTCCGCCAAGGATCTGATCATCGAGGCGCGCGCTCATCTCGACCAGCAGAACCCGGCCCGCAACACCTACAAATCAAAGGTCGCCATGGCGCGGCGCACGAGGCGAGGATGAGTTTCAACACGATGGTTATCCGCCAGCGTGATTTCTCGGCTGGTGAGCTTGATCCGGATTCCGTTCGTCGCGACGATCTGGACATCTTCAAATTCGGCGTTCGGCTTGCTCGGAACCTGCAAACGACTCCATCTGGCGCGCTTCAGCGGCGCTTCGGCCGGCGCATGCTGTTCCCGGAGGCCGGCCGCACCGACGAATTCCAGCCGTTCCATGATGGCCTCAGATATTTTTTGAGCTTCGGAAACGGCTATCTGACCGTGCGTGACGAGAGCCATGCGACCCTCGCAACTCTCGGTGCGCCGTGGTCATCCGCAATTCTGTCGCGGCTCGTTTGGGGATTTTACGAAAACCTCATCTTCGTTTGTGGCCCTGGCATGCGGACACAGGTCGTCACCGTCAACGAGAATACGCGGGTCTGGACGATCTCCAATTTCCAATTCGATCGCAAACTCTCTGGCACCTATGAGGCCCCGTTCTATCGGTTCGGCAACAAGGGCGTGACCATGCAGGTGAGCGCCACCAGCGGCTCCGGGATCAATGTCACGTTCTCGGCCGCCGTCCTCAATGCCGCCCATGTCGGAACCGTCTTCGAATATGCTGGCCGGCAATTGCAGATCGATACGGTGACATCACCGACTGCTGCAACAGCGACAGCCTTGGAGCGCCTGGCGCCAACCATTCAGTACACCTTTGCCGATGCCACAGAGCTTGAGGAGTTCACCATAGGTGAACTAGCGCAAACCAGCGTTTCCGGAGTTCGTATCGAAATCATTGCGATCAACATCGGCGCCCTCACGATAACCGGAGTAGTGCTCAACCAGTACCGCCAGCGCGACCCGTCTGACCGTCTTGTCGGGCCGAACGCTGATGCGAATACGGAGTCTATGACGATCGTCTCGCCGGGAGCGACGACACAATGGACCGAGATTTTCATGTCGGACTATCGTGGCTGGCCGCAGTCCGTCTCTGTCGATGATAACCGGATCATCTTCTGCGACTTCCCGCAGTTCAAGGCAGCGATCATTTGGTCCGCGATCGATGACCCCCTGAATTACCTCATCGATGCCGATGATGCGGAAAGCGCGATCTTCGAATATCTTCAGGCAGATTGCCGGGTTCTCCATGTAGTCGGCGGCTATGATGAATTCGCGATCACTGACAGCGGCGTCTTTTACATCCCGGTCTCCGGGTCAACTCCGCTGCAGCCTGGCTCTGTCGAATTCAATCTTCTCTATTCCGGCCGGATCTCGGCAGTGAAGCCGGTGCAGGTTACCGAAGGCGCACTGTTCGTCGACGAGAGCGGCACCGGCATCTATGCCATCAACGCAACCGGCGCACAGGCCCGCCCGTATCAGGTCACCGAACTGACGGAAGGCCATCGTCATCTCTTCAACAGCATCGTCGCCATCGGCTCGAATGCTGGGACGCCGCAAAATGCGAGCCGACAGATCTATGTGGTGAATGGCGATGGGAGTGTCGTGCTCGGGCAGTACAACGTGGCCCGGCAATATGTCGGATGGCTGAAGCATGTCAGCCAGGGCGCCGTGAAGGATGTCTGTACCCGTTTCGACGAGGCGAAGTTTCTGACGATCTATCCCGTCGGCGCCGGCTCCATTTCCGTCGTCGAGGAGAACGATTCCGCGATGAAGCCGGACTGCGCGCTTGCTGCGGTCGGTGGAAATATTCCGGCCGCCTTTGCTGGCGCTACCATGCAGATTTGGGCTGATGGCTTCTATCTCGGCGATGCTGTCATCGGAGCCGGCGGCGCGGTGCCGGGTATAAGCGGCTTCACGAATGTGATCGTCGGATATCTCTTCATCTGGACGTTATCACCACTCTTCCAGCAGACGGAAGGCGGTAGCGACTACAAACAAAATCTGCGCCGCCGGCGGATCGTGCGCGCGGGCGCGCGAGTTGAGGATACTCAGGAATTCCAGATGGGGAGTCGTCTCCTCGCCGGCTACGTCGGCGGAGACGACTTCGCGGCCCCAATGCCGTTGCGATCCGACACATACACGATCCGCGTCCTAGGCCGAGATTTCGATCCGCAACTCCTCTTTGAACAAACGTTTCCAGGGGAGTTCAAGCTCCTCGAACTGACAACGGAGATCACGGTCTAATGGACGGCGGAGCAAGCGCAGCACTCATGGCAGGTTCCGGCATTTTGTCCGGAGTCGGCGGTCTCGTCGGCAACAATCAATCCGCGCAGAACGCGAAGGATCAGGCAGGGCTTGCACGCGTACAGGCCAATGAGACCGACACAGCCTATCGCGAGGATCTGATGTCGACGATCTCGAACATCCGCGCGATCCGGGCATCATCCGGCGTTGGCGCCGGTAGTCCTACCGGGATTGCGCTTGAGCAGCGGCAAGAGGATCTGAGCGATCGGAACCGTGTCACGGCGGTTACCGGCAAAAGGCTCGAGGCTTCGTCACAAGATCGGGCGGCTGGGGCTTACCAGACCGCCGGGCTTTTCTCACTGGCCGGCGGCGCGGCCAAGGGTCTCAGCAGCTTGAAGTGGTCGTAACACATGGCACGTCTTCCCACCGTCAATCCCAATCGCGGTATCCTTCAGGCTGACTTGCGCGGCGTTCCTGCGGATGTCGCCGCAAACCCGTATATGCAGATCGCCAGCGCCCTCGGCGACGTGGGCCAGCGCATTCATAACAGCGAACTCGACACTGCCCAAAAGGAAGGATCGAACGCCGTCTATCGAGATGCTGACGGAAATCTTCAGGTCACGCTCAAAGACAACACCACGGATACCGCGCGCACCTATAATCATGCGGCTGAGCTCGGGATGATGGCGCGTTTGCAGGGAGATATCAGGACACAGGGGCAGCAGCAGGCGGATGCCGCAAAGGGCGACCCTGCCGTCTTCAATGCTGGCTGGAACACCTATCAAAAGGGAATCCTGAAGAACGCGCCGGAAGAGTTGAAGGGTTCTATCCAGGCGCAGCTCGATCAATATGGCTCGCAATTCAGCCTTGGTGTTTCGGAGGTGAAGCGCAAGCGCGATATCGCGGTGTTCGAAGCAGACACCAAGTCCGAAGCGCAAAACCTGATGGACGAAATGGCTACGCTTGCGCGAGGCGGCGGCACGAACACGCCAGACTACCAGGCGAAGCGCGGTCAATTGACATCGCTATATCAGAACATGGTGGCGAACCCCGATTTCACCATGTCGCAGAAGCAGGCCGATATCGACCTGAAGCACACGGAGTCCCGGAACATGGCGGAAGCCATGGTGGGTTCCGTCAATAAGACCTTGCAGGAAGGCGGCGTTGTCGCCGCTCGCAAGCAGGCCGAAGGCATCCTGACCGATACCAGCTTGAACCTCTCGCCGGCTGAGCGCCGCCAATATAATGGGATCATGGACGAGACGATCAACGGCTTCGTCGCGCAGCAGAAGGTTGCCGTGAAGCCGTTTCAGGACCAGTCCACACAGGTTCAAAAGCTGCTCGATCAGCAGGTCGGTATTGATAATCCGGCGATCGACGATCTAATCGGCAATCTCGCACGCGGCGGCGATCCGGCTGGCGCCCTTCAACTCAGCCAGGCGCGCAACACTGCCCGTATCATTCGCGACTTCAAGACAGCGACCCCAGACCAGCGGGTCCAGATCGCGACATCTGGATTCGCAGCGGCCAACGGCAACGTTCTCAGCGCCATGCGCAATGTTGAAAGCGGCGGTGATGGAACACTGGTATCGCGGGCTGGCGCGCTCGGCTCGATGCAGGTTATGCCAGGAACGGGCGAGGAAGTCGCGCGGTCCCTCGGTGACAAGAACTTTCCGTTCAACGGCACCGATGTCGAGAAGAAGGCCTATCTGCAAAGGGATGATGTCAGCGAGAGGTATGGCGAGGCCTACTATAACCAGATGCTGCAACGGTATGGCGGTGATCAGCAGGCCGCTCTCGTCGCCTATAACGGCGGGCCGGCCCGCGCGGATGCATGGATTGCCAATGGCCGTGACGATAGCGTCATTCCCAAGGAAACCGCAGACTATTACAAGAAGGTGCTTGGTCAGGCCGGGGCGCCAACGGGACGCACGATGGGACAGGCTGGGCCATCCGCTGCTCGCGCTTTTCTTCTGAGCGTGACAGACAAAGGTGAGGCGGCCATTGATGGTTTGCAGGAAGGTTTCGGCAACAAGGTTGCTGCACTCCTACAGGCCGCGCCTCCCGGTATCCGTGAAAAGCTCGGAGTTTATTCTGCTTATCGCGACGTGGATCACCAGAACGAGCTTTGGCAGGCAGCGCTCAAGAAATATGGTTCAGCCGAAGAGGCCCGCAAATGGGTCGCTCCGCCTGGAAACTCAGAACATAATAAGGGTGATGCTGCCGATCTCGGGTACGATGGAAAGAGCTTGAAGGATGCGCCGCCTGAAGTCGTGAACTGGCTTCACCAGAACGCTGCTACTTTCGGCCTCAAGTTCCCGCTCGCGAATGAGAACTGGCATATCGAGGATTCCTCCACGCGCCAAGGCCGTTCTGCGGTCGGCAGTGCGCCACCTGCCAGCAATGGCCTTGGCGTGCCTCCGGATGCGATCAAGGCATATCGCGAAGGCGTCACCGCCGACGCCAAAGCCTATTGGTCCGATATTCAGGACGGCATCAAGAAAGGTTATGCGCCGGATGCGAATGAGTTCTCACTCTTCGCCCGCCAGCTCGCGCTTGTCGATGACCCGAATTTTAAGTCCGAGGTTGGCCGCTTCATGAATAGCGAGGCCGCCGGCCAGGCGCTCGCGCAATTGCCGCCGGAACAGCGAGCCGCCGCGATATCCGGTTTGCAGGCCAGCGCCGCCGACGGTTCCACCTTGGCACAGCAGGATATTCTCAGCGCAGCACAGCGCTATGATCAGCAGAGCGCGGAAGCCATCAAGAATGATCCGATCGGGTATGCGGCACAACGCGGGTTCGCGAAAGCGGTTCCTCCCATCGATGTAGCCGCCGGGACAGATGCGGTATCCGCAGCGCTGGCCGCTCGACAGAACACGGTGAACCTGTTGCGCGCCCGCGGCGAAGTCGGCAACATCTCCGCGCTGCGGCCGGTCGACAAGACCGCGCTGTCCAGCTTCATTGAGACGGCTACTCCGGCGGCGCAAGCGGCGATGCTTGGCGCTATGTCCAGTTCACTCAGCCCCGAGACGTTCAAATCAACGATGGCCGATCTCGCATCGAAGCCAGATACGCGCGCGCTGGCGACGGCTGGGGCGATCTATGCCGAGAACCCAGAAGTCGCTCAGTCCATCATCCGAGGCCGCACATTGCTCACGGCAAATCCAAACTTTGCGCCGAAGAAGTCGGATTCGAATACCGCTGATGTCGACCAGATCCTGCCGCCAACCGCATTCGGTGCAGGGCTTGAAGGTGCCCGCCAGCAGATCCTTGAAGCCGCCACCGCCCGGTATGCCGATCTCTCCAGCATGGCCGGAGACACCTCGGCAGAACTCAACAGCACTCGTATGACGCAAGCCGTCAACGATGTGACCGGCGGCGCTCTCACGATGAATGGCGAGACCGTCATCGCGCCGCGCTACGGGATGACACAGGATCAGTTCGACGGGCTGATGAGGGGCCTCAAGCCTGAACAGATCACCGGGGCGATCACGGCAGACGGAACGCAGATCTCACCGCGTGACGTCTGGCGGCAGGGGCGCCTCAAGGCGGTCGGTGACGGGCAATACCTGATCGACTTCAGCTTGCCCGGCTCGACGCCAGCCTTTGCGCAGACTGCTCCGGTGCAGGGCGACTCCCGTCTTAGCCGTGTCTCCGGTGGACCGTTCATTCTCGATCTCAGGGAAAAGTGATGGCTCTCCTCATCGATGATGCACAGCGGAATGCCGCGCTAGAGTTCGCCAATCAGAACCCGGTTCAAGGACTAGATCCGGGTTTCATCTCGCGTTTCCAGGCTGACCAAGCGGCCATGGTCGACGCGAACAACGTCAACTCTCGCGAGTTGCAGCGCGCCAATATCCAGAGCGAATTCGTCGATCGTTTCTACAAGGAAAGCGGCGTCCGCGTTCGCAACTGGCTCGGCGGTCCCGGCGTCAATCCCATCGCAGATCGCGAGGCGGCGGCGCGCGGGCAGTTTGATGCATGGAAAAAGAACAATCCGGACAGCGATCTTTTCTTTCCTGAGAATGGCTACATCACGAGCGAGGCGCTGAAGCGTTCGCAGAGCACATCCGGCGCATCGCAACAACTTCAGCAGAACTCTACCTCCTGGGCATCCTCGCTCGGCGGCTTCGCTGGTACCGCAGTCGGTGCGATGCGCGATCCCCTCAATGCCATGACGATGGCCTTTGGCGCCGGGCCGGCCGCCGGCATTATCCGGACAGCGGCAACAGAGGGCGCGCTCGGTGCTGGGTCTCAGGCAGTTGGAACAGCGATTGCCTATGATTATCGAAAGCAGGTCGATCCGAACTTCAATGCGAAAACGGCGGCATACGAGGTTGCCGCCGCTGGTGTCGGCGGCGCTGTGCTGGGTGGCGGACTGAAGGGACTCGCCGGCCTATGGGAGCGGCTGAGAACCGGCGATTGGCCCAGCCACGTCGTCGACGCCGCCAATGTTGTCCAGCGTGAGGCGTCTATACCGTCATATCGGCAAGAAGTGACGCCACAGGGGAAGGCCATCTATCGTGCCACCGTCGACAAGGCGTCCGACGATCTCTTTGCCGGGCGCCCGGTGGAGTTGCCACCCGAAGCCTTTCTTCAGGCACAGGCGCGGCCGGGCCGGGTCTATGATGCGGACGGCCGATCCGTCGGCGTGAACTATGAGGTCGTCGATGCTGACAGCCTGACCACGTCGCATAATGATGACATGGGATTGAACCCGGCCTTTCCGCAGGAGTTGCAGCCGCGTGATCGGACCCGCGCGATATCGCAGGATCAGGTGCAGAACATCGCCGGCAGTTTGCAGCCGGAACGGCTCGGGCCTTCCACAGATGCGGCGAACGGTGCACCGATCATCGGCCCTGACGATCTGGTGGAGTCCGGCAATGGCCGTGTGATGGCGATCCGACGCGCCTATGAGATGGGCGGCCCCAGCGCAGACAGCTATCGTAACTATCTTCAGTCGCAGGGCTATGAGATCGGCGACATGGCGAAGCCTGTCCTGATCGCCCGGCGCATCACCGATCTGACCGACGAAGACAGGCTCAACTTCGTGACGGCGGCGAACCGCTCCACGGCCATGCGGCTCGCGCCGGCTGAACAGGCGCTGTCCGATGGCCGCATGATCGATGATGCCTTGCTCGACAAATTGCAGGGTGCCGATGTCGATGCGACCACGAACAGGGATTTCGTGCGTGGCTTCATGCAGAAGCTTCCGCGCGCCGAACAGAGCGAGCTTGTCGATCGCCACGGTGTTCTTTCCCAACAGGGCGAGCGCCGCGTTATGGCTGCGCTCATGGGCCGCGCCTATGGCGACTCCAATCTTCTCGGCCGCGCGCTCGAAGATGCCGACAGCAACATCAAGGCGATCTCCGGCGCGCTCGGTGACAGCGCTCCCGCCTGGGCGAAGATGAGGGACGCCGTCTCGCGCGGGCAGATCCCGAAAGGCATGGACATCACCGATGATCTGCTCGACGCCGTTCGCACGGTGATGCGCGCCCGCGATGAAGGGCAAAAGGTCGGCGATCTTGTGAACCAAGCCGAGATGTTCGGCGGCCCCAGCGAGACGGCCAAGATCGTTGCGCGCGCCATGTTCGGCGATGCCAATCTATCCCGTCCGATCAGCCGTAAGCGCCTCGGTGCCTTCCTCGATGACTTCGCAACGGAAGCCATGAAGAACGATGCCGGGCCGCGCCTCTTCGGCGAACCGTTGGAAGCTGGCGACGTTCTGCGCGGCTCGCTTGCCAAGGCTGGCCGTGATGATCTGGAAGCCGTCGCCGCTGAACGTCTGACGCCGGAAGCCATCGAGAAGATCGCAGCCTCTCCGGAGACGGAAGACGCCGTGATCATGAATGCCCGCAAGCTGATCGCCGACAATGAGGAGCGCCAGCTTGGCCCGATCGGATCGGCGCCGGCAGGGCGCGAGGCTGAGCCCATCATGATCGACATCGGCGATGGCCGGGGTTCGCGCTCGCTTGATGAGATCATGCAAGAGGCAGATGATGAAATTGCCGCGGCCAAGGAAATTGAGTCCTGCACTATCGGCCAACCGAATGGAGAAGGCTGATGGCCTCATTGATCTCGAATTGCCTTGGCCGTCTCGTCCAGTCTAAGCGGATTACGCAAAAGCAGGCTGATGACGCGCTGGCGCTGCACGAGGGCATGCAGGGCCGTCTCTACCCCGCAATGCCCCCAGCGTCCGCCGATGCTGCCGGCGCGCTTGAGGCGGCTCGTGCGATGGCGCAGGCTGCGCGGGAACGCCAGCTTATGGCCGCACATCAGGCGATCACGCATCAAGAAGTGCTGAACCGCATGGAGCTCCACCCCGACGGCAAGACGGTCGGCCTGCATAGCGTCCTTGTCCGAGACAATTACGAGGGCGGCGCGGAGACCGGGAACGCGCTCAACGTCGACTCCCATAGCGAGGCTGTCACCAAGCGCCTCCTCGGCTTCATGAATGGAGCCATGGAGCCATACGCCTCAAAGCTGGCCGGCCTGTCACAGGACACGGAGTCCGTCTGGAACGTGGTTCGCGAACTATTCGGCTCCGATACCGGCGATGATGCCGCCAAGGCTGCGGCGAACGGCTGGAAGCGCGCGACGGACTACGCCGTCGGCCGGGTGAAGCAAAGCGGCAAGCGGCTCTCCGTTCTTGAGGACTGGCGTCTTCCGCAATATTGGGATTCCGGCCGGCTCCGCAAATTCTCGCAACAGGAGTTCGTCAACGACCTGATGACGGAAGTTGAGGCCGGAAACATGCGTGTCATGGACAAGGCCGGTTTCGGGGAAGCGCCAAAGGCGGCGGTTCCTGGAATCATCGCGAACGCCTATGACGATATCCGGCTTGCTCGCGGCGTCGGCAATGGCAGCGGCGCGATGTCGAACCAGCTCCGCACCTTCCGTTTCGACAATCCGGACTCCTACATCAAGCTCATGCAGAAATACGGCATGGGCAGCGGTGGCCTCTACAATACGATGATGGGCCATCTCGGTGCCATGGGCCGCGAAATCTCGCTGGTGGAGCTACTAGGGCCGCAGTACGAGGCGAATTTCAAAAGCCTCCTCGATGTCGCCGTCGCGGATGACAAGCTGCGAAACGCCAGCGTCGGCAAGAAGATCAAGCGCTCGCTCTCGATGAACAGCCCGGCGGCGGTGCAGAACACCTATGACTCAGTGACCGGCAAGCTCGGCATTCCGCAAAGCGAACTGATCGCTGGTGTGGCTGGCGGTCTCCGCAACATCAAGACGGCGGCAAGCCTAGGCTCTGCCGTTGTCTCCGCGCTCCCCGGCGATAGCATGACGGCGATGCTGGCCGCAAACTACAATGGCATCCCGGCCGCCGCCGTGCTTGCGCGCACCGTCCGCGATCTGACGACGAACCGCCACGGCGCCGAAGAGCTGGCCCGGCAGATCAACCTTACCGCTCATTCGGTGATTGATCATGCCCTCGGCTCCAAGCGATTTGCCGATCAGGTCGTCGGTGACGGTCTGACTGCGCGCATCGCGGATACGACGATGCGGATCACAGGCATCAATGTCTGGACGGAAGGGCTGAAGCGCGCCTGGTCGATGGAATTCAATGGTCTCGTCGCCCGATCGGCTGGCGATGCATTCGAGAAGCTTGATCCTGCCTTTCGCGGCTTCCTGGATCGATACGGTTTCAGCGCCTCTGATTGGGACAAGCTCAGAGCGACCCCGCCGCTCGAAGCCGATGGCGCCCGCTTCTTCAATGTGAACGCCGTCGAGGATCAGAAGCTTGCGGACAGGTTGATGTCGGCCATCATCGACGAACGTCACTTCGCCGTCATCGAGCCGGATGCTCGTATCCGTGGCGCGATGACGATGGGCACGAAGCGCGGGACGCTGCTTGGTGAAGCGGTTCGCTCGGCCACACAATTCAAGTCGTTCCCGATGACGTTCATGATGACGCACATGACGCGCGCCGCCATTCAGGATGGTGCGTGGGGGAAAGCCTCGGCCGGCGCAAAGCTGCTCACGATGGTGACGATCGCCGGGGCGGTAACGGCTCAGATGCAATCGCTGATCTCCGGTCAAGACCCGCTCGACATGAACAGCCCGCATTTCTGGCTTCAGGCGGTGATGCGCGGCGGCGGTCTCGGCATGGCTGGCGATCTTGCCTATTCCGCCTCCACGCGTGGCGGAGAAGGCATCATGCAGTATGCGGCAGGTCCAGTGCCAGGAGAGATCTTCTCGGCCGCTGGTGACCTCGCTCAGGCGCTGGCAAACAAGGATGTCTACACAGGCGACAAGCCGCTGACCGGCAAGATGCTGGCACAGCATGTCAAGGCATGGGTGCCCGGTTCCTCGCTCTGGTATACGAAGATCGCCACCGATCGCCTCGTCTTCGATTTCATGCAGACGATGGTTGATCCGCACTATCGCGAGTCCTTCCGCCGCTACAAGAACCGTATCGAAAAGGACTATGGTCAAAGGTTCTGGTGGCAACCGGGCGATGTCGCGCCGCAGCGGGCGCCGAACCTTGGGGCTGCGCTCGGCGGCAAGTAGCCTGTGCTTTGCGGGCACTTCCATGGTCGGGGATTATCCCGGCCATGGTTACGATCACGCCCTCGCTCCGCAAAACGACCTATGATCCCGTCGTCTCGACGACGACATTTGCGGTCAACTTTCCCCTGTTCGACAACGCTGATCTTTTGGTGGTTGTTAACGATGCGCAGCGCACTGACTACACCGTAAGCGCGACCTATGTGGATGGCATCTCGACCAATGCCGCCGTGATCATGAATTCCGGAGTTATCGGGAATGTCGTGATCTACGGCATGCGCGCACCGGCTCGATCTGACCAGTTCGCCAATGGTGGCCCGCTGCCGATCTCGAATTTCAATTATGCGCTCAATCGCCTTGAGATCGAAAATCAGGAAGCCAGGCGCGACATCGATCAGAATACGGCGGATATTGCGCAGGAAATCATTGATCGAGGGAATTCCGTAGCTCAGGTCCAGGCAAATCTAGATGCCGAAACTTCGGCGCGGATTGCTGCAGATGCCGCAGAAATGGCAGCACGGATCAGCGCCGACACAATTGAGCAGGCCGCCCGTATTGCCGGCGATCTCGCGGTCGCCAGCCTCATCGGCCAGGCCGGTCCTATCGAGGTGCCATTTTATGACACTGCGCTCGCGGTATCTTTGGCAAATATAAAGCCGACGATCAAAACAATTAGGACAGGTGGACACACGTATCCGGGTGACGGTGGCGATGATGAGCTTACCTATTCTGCAACAGAACCGGCGCATCCGCTATGGGTGCAGTCTCTAGACGGTGCATATTGGGAAAAGACGGACACGCTTGTTCGTATTGAACAAGCTGGCGGTTTTCGCGGGGCCGACTGCTCATCTTCCGCACAAGACGCGCTTGCCTATTTAGCGCTGCGCGGTGGCGGAAAGCTAACATTCGAACGCTCCGGTACGTATCTTTTAACGAGCATCGAAGGCACCTCTGACGACATAGAGGTGTGTGTCGGACAAGGCGCCACGATCCAACATAACCCGCTTGCCACCGCGTCCATGATCAAGGCGACGGGCTCGAAGGGCTTTCAATCTGCGATCACCGCCAGTGTCAATGCGCTCGATGTGAGTGTTCCGGTGGCGGACGCCTCGGGATTCGCGGCCGGCGATTGGGTCATCCTGAAGGATACCGCCGACTATTCTACCGATAGTGCGGCCATTGGATACAAGTCCGGTGAGAGCTTGGTGATCAAGAGCATCACCGACAACACGCTGTATTTCGACCGCAAGATCTTCGGGTCCTGGCAATCCGACTTTTCCTACACCGTCGCCAGGGGTGGCAATGTCCAGAAAGTCATACCGGTCAAAAACTTTCGGGTTACCGGCGAAGGCAGGCTGACCGGCTTCCAGACGCAGAATATCAGCCTTGTCGAAATGTTCTACGTGGACGGTGCAAGCGTTATCGGACCAAATTATGATACGTTTGCCGGCCCCGGCGTCCTTTACCGCACCTGTCGCAATATCGGGCATAATCCGGGCATCGTCGCGGACGGCCGCAATGATGTGGCTAATGGTTTCCCCGGCTACGGCGTTGCCCTGTGGGGTGCCTGTGACGTTGGTCGCATCTATGGCGGTTTTTACACGCGAACTCGTCATGCCTTCACTACCATGGGATCGCTGGACGGCGGCCCGTCGCGTATCTATGTCACTGGAAATATCGTTGCCGAAAATGATTTCACCGGGCTCGATACCCATGAGGGTACCCATGAAATCACCTTCGACGGCAACAAGGTCTATGGCGGCAATGCGGCCAATGGTGCGGGCGGCATCAATTCGCGCTCCCCAACGACGAGGATCATCAACAACGATGTCGTCGGCGTGCCGGGGAATGGCATTTCGGCGGTCGGTCAGGCCCTTCGCTCCCTGCTCATCCGGGCCAATAGCGTCGAGGATTGTGACGGCACTGGCATCACCGTGTCTTCCACAGTTCGTGGCCTCTACATCTTCGACAATGTCGTGAAAAACTCCGGCCTGCACGGCATTTCCTGCCTTGGCGTCAGCTACGATACCGGCGTCTCCCGTCTCAATGTCGCCGGCAATAAGGTGCTTGGTTGGGGTCGGCTGGCGACTACCCGGGCTGGCATTCAGGTCGTTACCACCACGGCATCGTTCGCCTATATCGAGGACAATATCGTTGACGCCGTCAACGGGACCGAAGGGCGTGGCATCTATATTTCCTCCACCACGCTCGCCGGCAGTGTCTCCAACAATAAGCTGCGCGGCGCGTACAGCATCGCTGCTCTTCCAATACCGATTTCGATGCTAGGCGACGGCAATGAGTGGGATGGCGCGCCGAATTTCGAGCGGGTTACCATTGCCGATGACGGCGTATATCTGCTGCCAGGTCTTCAGGCCACGCATCAGCAGATCAGCATCGGTACCAGTGGGTCTGGCGCGGCATTGCCGAACGGCATCTTTAGTGTCCGTGTATCCGCTACGCCTCAGTGCTTGGCGCTGACGACGTTCGGCGCGAACGTGATCCTGACGACGGGAACATTGACAGGCACGACAGGCACGGACGGAAACTTCACGATCTCAGCCGGTACGACCGGGGTCTATTTCGAGAACCGTACCGGGGCCGCCATCACCGTGACAATACAATCAAAGAACCGGCTCTAGTGCTTGCGGCTGATAGGCCGATAGCATCCGCTCCACGTTGGCTGACACCATTGGATTCCGGACATGAATAAGATCATCCTCCCAAGACAAGGCTGGGTCTGAGAGGGTGACGCTTTCATAGCTAGGGTAATATTCCACCCAATCGCATAGTTCCACCGCCTGCTGCGCCGCTACGCGCAAGACGGCTTTGGAATACTCATTCGCCACCAAGACATCCTGTTCCGTGAAGGTCCGCTGAAGCGGGACGGGCGATACAGTCAGCAAGACACGCTGATCCTGATGACCGTTTATTTTCATAAGTCGCAGAGTTTCCAGCACGGAAAAAATGGCATCGTCGGGAGAGAGAACACCGAATGAAAACCGGTTTGGGTTGTTCTTCAAAATCTTTCCGACGGGAGCTTCATTGAGATATTTTTCGGTCTTAGTGTCGAGCCAGGACTCGATAAGGCCCAAAGTGACAACGATGACGCGGCTATTCCTTATGGCGTTTCTGTATAATTCCCTTACCTGCTGGCGCCGATAGAGGCCGCGCTCAAAGCTGACCGGGCGGTTCGTGTGCAATTGTGTGTCGATGAATTCGCCCGGGCTTTCCTCAACAAGGAAAACCTCTCCGTCCTCCTCTGAAAATGCAAAGGATACTTCGTTAAGCATAGAATGCGGGGTGTATTTGTTCAATAAACCGGACTTCATTCTAGTGCCGCTCCATAGTTCTTCAAAGGGAGCATCAAAATCAAGGGCAGGCACGCGATAGCCGTTATTTCGTAAGAAGACTTCGATATTCCTGGCAAAGCATGATCCAATAGTAAAAATCGGTTCTCCTCGCTCTAGCGAGAAGCTGCTTTTAATTGCTGGAATGCACAGAGGAGATAAGCGAGATTCATCGCCTCGGCTCGGCCATTTTGCGGACTTGTTGTTTATTGAGTTTTCCATGGCTTTTTCGGCGGCGATAAAAATACTCATTTATTGATCTCCCTTAAAACTAGAACATAGCTCATTTCTAACACGTATGAGTTTATCGGCAAGTAGCCTGTGCTTTGCGGCCTATCCATGCACCATCGATTATCCCGCCATCTTCCCTACGGAGCGGTGGCAATGGCAAACGAATTCGCGCGGTCTCTCGCAAAGGTCCTCATCAGCGAAGGCAGATATACCAACAACCCGAAAGATCCCGGCGGCGCTACGAACAAGGGCGTTACGCAGCGGGTCTATAATGAGGACCGGATTTCGCGCGGTCTCACCACGCAATCTGTCCAGCTTATCACCGATATCGAAGTCGCGGACATCTACCAAAAGCGCTATTGGGATATTGCCAAGCTCGACAAGCTTGCTCCCGGTGTTTCCTATGTCGTCTTTGACGGCAATGTGAATTCCGGCGTAGCGCAATCCATCAAGTGGCTGCAACGCGCGCTTCAAGCCATGGGCCTTTACCAAGGCGCCATTGATGGCCTTATCGGTCAAGGAACGATTCTCGCGGCCGGCGGCGTCAATGATAACGACAGCCTGGTTGCCGCCATCCTTGAGCGCCGGCTCGCATTCCTGAAGGCGCTAAAGACTTGGAAGTATTTCGGCAAGGGTTGGTCCGCCCGCGTCTCTTCCGTCAAGGCCGTCGGGCAGGCTTGGGCAACTGGCACGGTAGGGCCGGAAATCTCCTATGCCGCGGGCGGCGAGGCAAAAGCATTTGTCTCTGATGCGAAGCCAATGCCGGTTCTAGCGATAGCAGACGGCACTTCTGGTTCTGGTATCGCGGGCGGCGCCGTCACCGGCTACATCGCCAGCGCCAAGGATCAGCTTTCGCAGTTCTCCGGCTCAAGCACCTTTATTGACAATGCGATCATGTACATGACGGTAGCATCGATTGTGCTCGTCGGCGGTGGCGCTGCTTATCGCTGGTATGCCAAGCGTGTCCAGGCACACCGGACTGATGTGCTCGATCTTCCGACCGGCCCGCAGGCTGCACAGGTGACGCCGGCATGACGGCGCTCATCTGGCTCTTCCTCAAGAACAATTGGCTATCGCTGCTGGTTGTCGCTGCTGTCCTCGCCATTGTCGGCGTGGTCTACATCAAGGGTCATTCCGATGGCACGGCGGCCGGCGCGGCGGCGCAGACCAAAGCCATCATCAACCAGCTCAAGGAAAGGAATATCACCGATGAAAAGGTTCAGAGCATGTCTGACCCTGAGCTGTGTCGGGCTATTGGCGGGGTGTGGAGTGACGACCGGTGCCAGTGACGGCGCCGGCTATTCCGCTCTGCACCCGAATGCCGCCACCCGCTCGTTCATCTTCGCCAATGATCGCCCGTTTGTGAATGAGGTCGCCGCGCACAATATCCAGTGCGGCAAAGATCCGATGTGCAGGAAGTGATGCCAGTGCCGACAAGCAACGACCTGTTGCACGAGATCATGCGGACGCTCGGGCGTGTCGAGAACGGTCTTGATCGCATTCGAGACGATTTCCAGGAAGAGAAAGAAAGCGCCCACGAAAGCCGGGCGGTCATTCATCGGCGGCTAGATGAGCAGGCCACACAGATCTCCAAGACGGAAACGACGATCGCGATCCGGGGCCAAGTGGAAGCGCAGGTGCGTGACGAGATCAGGAGTCTCAAGGCCACCGTTGAGAAAAATCATGAAGAGGTTGTGCCGTCCATTGCAGAGTGGAGAAGGATTAAAATCCTCGGTGCCGGCTTCGGTGGCATCCTTTTGCTTCTCGGGATATCGGTCGGCGCTATCGTGACCTGGGCGAGCGATACAGCATCGTCTATTGTGCGCCAGTGGCTTAAGTTGCCGTGATGTCCCGCGTTCCCACATAGATCTGCGGGAACGCGGCTGCTTGGTAACGCTAGGAAACAATTCCAATAACTAGGCAGAGATTCCTAATCTGGGGGTCACGCGTTCGAATCGCGTCGAGATCACCATTAATCCCCCAATAAAAACAATCTGTTAGTCTATCGGCCTGCCGCATTCTTGTTCCCACATGTTCCGACGGCGTTCCTACTCGCCTGTTCCTGTCGCGTTCTTGTCGCCTCGATGCGCGACTCTCAGCTTCGCCACCGTCGTGGTTTTCTCGCGCGTCGTGCGATTATATTTCGCAGTCGTCGCGATGTTTTTATGGTTCGCGTGATGGCGCAGATGCTCAAGATTGGCGCCAGCATCGGAGCCTTCCGTCACTCCGCCGGCTCGGCTATCGCGGTTCCATACATGGGCCGGCACACCAGCTTCCGTTGCGATCGAGCGCCACACTGATGAGAAATACCGGTAGCGATACGGCATGCCGGTCGCCTCGGATTTGATCATCGGCCCGAACCGCTTCTCCATCGGTATGTGTTCGATCATCTCGCGAAGGAACGGATACTGCATGGTGTCGTGCTCGGCGGTGACGCCTTCGACCTTGCTGGTTTCCTTCAGCAGGACGCCAGAGCTATCGAGGTGCGACCACAGCAGGCCATCACGCCAGCGCTGGCCGCGATCGACGATGCCACCATCAAGCGGATTATCCGTCCTCTCCCAACGCCCGATCACATCGATTTGCCGCAGCGTCAATTCGAACTGCAGCGCCTGGGCGAGCGCGATGGAATAGAGACCCTTCTTGACCGCCAGATCGCAGATCGACTTGGCCTGCTCGAAGGTGATGGCTTCGGATCGTCCGCGCGGCGAATGAAACTCCATCTCTTCCAAGACCATCTTGAGCCGGAAGCACTCTTTGATATTCGAGACGACACCGAATCCGACGATGATGCGTAGAAGCTGCATCGCCTTGTACGCGCGGCGAATCCGCTCCGGATTGGGTGGCAACTGGTTGCCTTGTTTGGCGGCCTCGGCGCGGCGCTCTGCCTGCTTCGGCGTATCCTCGGCTGGCTCTTTAAAGTTCGCATACCAGCGCTTGAAATCGAGACCGGTCAATTTCTCTAGCCGACGGTCGCCCACCTTCTTCTCAAGCAGCGACAGGCTTTCATCATACATCGCCCGCGTATTGCTTTTCACATCGTGGTACGGGCTTTCCGGCGTCTGCTGATAGACCTTGATCAACGACCGCAACGAACCATCGAACTGAGGCTTGCTGCCCTGTCCTCGGCCCGACAGCCACTCTTTCAACTCGGAAGTGAGGACACGGCAACGTGCAGCGATCTCATCGTCTGTGCCGTGCACGCGCACGGTCTTAAGGGGATATTCCCCGGCATGTCTGGAAACCGCAGTTGCGACCCAATAGTGAGCCGTGTTGCCATTTCCCCGTTGCCTCGATTTGAGGCCGGGTGCGCTTACCATTTTTCATCTCCATCAAGGGCGGGAGTGCCCTGCCCTGATGCTGCGGCGAGTCCATACCTGCGGTCAAGGAACGCTTCGCATGCAGGCCAGTAGCGGCGCTTGTCAAAAAGCGGGTCCGGCGCCGGGAAGCCGGACTTCATCAGGGCGGGCAGCGCGGTCTTGAACGCCTCGGTGGTGAGGCCAATGCGCTCGGCAAGCTGGGCCTCGGTCAGAAAGAGGGCGTTGGCTCGGGTCACTGCTTCCCTCCCTCATCAGCCAAGGCGGCGCGGCGGGATAGCTGCCCTTCATTGTAGATGTGAAGCGCGCCGTAGACTTCCGGAACGGTGCATTCCACGACATAGCGCGTTTCACCGCCGAGCGTTTTGAATTGAGCCACGACGATGCCCGGCCATTTATAGCCGCTGGTCTTCTCGACCTTTTCGCCGATTGTGAATGCGAACTTTGGCTTTCTCACTTGCTCCCCTCCTGGCTGGAGAGGGCGGAGACTTCAACGCGAATGCAACGCCATCCGGCTTTATATGCGCGCTTCCATCCTTGGCGAGCAGTCTCGTCATCGTGCGCCCATGCTTCTCCGAGGATGGATTGTGCCTCTGCGCGGGCGGATCGGATGGAAGCGTCGTGAATGAACGGATGTGGATAGCCATGGAGGCACATGCAGGCCCACGCTGTGGTTTTCATCACTTCGCCTCCCCTTGCTCAGGGGCGACGGCGGCACGGACAGCGTCAACGTAGGCTTTCGCTGCTGACGCTATGTGCTGCAACCGCTCGTTCTCAGCCCTAAGCGCGGCTATCTCGGGTGCGGGATTTCGACGAGAGGCGATCAATAGGTCATGACATCCATTAATGATCGTTTCGCGATCCTCGCGGCTGACCAGAGACGAGGTGCCATCCGACTGGCGATTGCCGGCGAGCCTAGATAACGCCTGAATGAGAGGCATATTGGTTTGCTGCGATATCTCGGGTGCGGGGTCGCTTTGGGAGGTGGAGAGAGCGGAGCGGTCTTCGTCCGTGACTTTCGTCACCGTTTTCCCTTCAGCTTCCCACCGTTCCTTGTTGTAATATCTGGACGTATACGCGGGAACGCCATTGATATCCGTGCGCCACCAAGTGCTTTTGTTGTGAGCCGGAAGGCCGGAGGCATCCTGCGGAAGCGGAATGCCGCTACAGGGCAGGTCGCCACAGCACGGGTTTGCTCTGCAATGTTGGCTCATTTTATTGATCCCCCGCGCTGGTGGATCATCATTGAGAAGTTACCGACGTCCACAGCGTCTCCCTTATCAATATGCTTGCGGAGAAGCTGCGATAAATGGCCAATCGTGCATTCTTCGGGTCGGTCCCAGCCACCGTACCCTTGAGCGCGTTTCTCAGCGAGCTTGGCTTTCATCGCTATTGCAAAACGGTCAACGGCTTCGTCGTCTGGATGCACCGGCTCTTGCACCGCTGCGGGTGCGGGTGGGGCGGCTGCTAACATGGCCGCGCGGACGATATAGTGCTCTTTGTTTTCATCGTTCCAAGAGCAAGAGAATTCATCTTCATTCCAAAGACGACGAGCGTGATTGCGGATATCTCTCACAAACCCACTATCCATCCATCGCTTATCATCCAGCACCGGCCCTTGCGCCACCGTCTCGGCTCCAAGGGCGGCGTGGTAGGCATGGAAACCAGACTTGAGAGCTTCACGTTCTTCATGGGACGGAAGGCGCTCCAAGCCCTCAACATGAAGCGATACAGCCTTATAGAATTCGTCTACCGCCATCTCATGCCGTTCCCCATCTACGGGCTTGGCGAGATGAGGGAGGGCAGCGGATATGGCGGCTTCCATGAGGTTCAGCTTATTTTCTGCCGTTAGGTGCATTCCCCATGCGCTTCCAGCTTCATTAAGCGCTCTGTCAACGGCTTCCTTCGGTATCTTGGTCATGGTTGTTCCTTGGGGGTCTGTGTCATCTGAAACTCTCCTGCTCGGCCTTCGCGCTTTCGATGGCCTCATAAAGGTTCTTGGCGGTCCACGGCTTCCGCTGCTCTGCGCAGGCCGTGATGGCGATGGTGATGAGGACTAGGAGCGCGCACCTGGTCATCTGCGGAGCTTTCGCAGCATGGCGCTGACTCCCGAGGGCATAAGCACGACGAAGATGATCAGCACCAGGAACGAGAAGGCCGCGATGATGACGATGTTCCAATCCTCAGTCGCCATCGATCAGCCCCAGAACGTAGGTTGCGGTCGACTCCGCGTCAGCGAGATCGTTCAGCCGGTCGCGGTGTGCATAGAAAATCTTCTGCGCAACGGCGGCTGTGGCTTCGTCGGTGAACCGGGATTTGAAGCCGGTGTGATCGGCGGCCATCTTCTCTTTGGTGTCAGCCGCAGCGAGCTTCTGATCATATTCGATCAGCAGTGCCGTATCGTGTGAGGGAGCCGGCGCTTGGGAGGTATTGCCGGCTCCCTGCTCTTCCTGCCGAGGGGTGGCGGCTGGTCGAGATTGAGTGTTCGTGGATTCGCCGCGTGCCCATGCGCGGAGTCGCTTGCCGGTCTCCATGGAAACCTGCTTGCCTGGCTGGAAGAACTGCGAATATGGCGAGTTCAGCTTTCCGTAAAACTCATCGCCCTGCATCAACGGAACGCCTTTGGCGTCCGGCGTGACCATGAACGAAATCGTCATGTCATAGAGCATGTTCTGCTCGCAGATCGGTTGCCAGCCGACGTTCTGGACCGTCATCCGCTTGCGGCCGTTGTTGTCCTCAACCTCGATCGGCTTCGTCACCTCGCGGGCGCGGAAGCAAAAGATGACGTGAGCGCGAACCTGGCGCAGGTTCTTCATCAGGTGCGTCTTATGCTCGGATTTTGGTACTGCCCATGCGGGGAAATTGTACTTGTGCAGCTCCCAATCCTGCAGGCTGTCGTAAGACTTCTTGGCAAGCCGGGCCATCTCGGCGATGTGCATGTCGTGCAGGCCGCCGACGCCTTCCCACTCATCCGACGTGGAGTCGACGACGACAACCTTGGCGCCGATCTTGATGGCTTCCTCGATCGCGCCCCATATTGCCCGAGGTGTGAATGGCGGCTTCATATCCATGTACTTCACGCGGAACAGAAACTCCTTGCGAAGCTCCTCTTTCGACCGCTTATCGCTCGGCGTTGGGAAATAGTGCCGTGCCCGGCCGCCTTCGGTATCGATAAAGGCTACATCGCCATCATCGCCGGCAAGACCCTGGGCGAGCAAAAGCGCCGTGACGGTCTTGCCAGATCCGGAAGCGCCGGCCACGCCGATGATAAGGGACGTGTCGTCGCGCACGCCATCTGTGAACGTGTTCATGCTGCTCTCCCATGATTTTCATGGAAACCGTGCTCGCGCTCGGCGGCTTTGCGAGCTGCGACGGCTTCCTCAAATGTGCTGAAATGGCCTAGCCGGTAGACCTTGTGGTTTGCGCGAATGGTCGCCCGATATTTGCCTGTCGGAAGGCGATCGACTCCGGTGCAGCCAGTCTTGTTGCGCTTCTGCATGGCAAGGTTCTTGGTGTTCTCGGCCTGCGTAACCTCGCGCAAATTGCCGATGCCGTCGCCCGCCGCGACTCCGTGCTCGTGATCAAGCTCTACCGGCATATAGCCTTGGACTGCGAGCCAGATCAGACGGTGGCGCAGATACAGGCGGCCGTTGAACTGAACCTCACGATAGCCGCGCTTGTTAGTTGATCCTGCTTCCTTGCCAGCGAACCGGGTATTCCATGAATCGCAGGCCCGCTGGTCTGGAAACATCTCAATCGGGCGGTGCTTCCAGATCAGGATGCCGGCGCTGGTATCCACGTCGCAAAGCTGGAAGAGAAGCGCCTGAAGGCTGGTGTCGTCGCGTACGGCGTCGGTGAAATCAGACATTGGATAGTCCTTGAAAGAATTTGAGAGCAGAGGAACGGCAAGATGGGCACAGGTCTTTCCATTCGGCACGGCACTCGTGAGCCCATTCCCCCTCGAAATATGCGGTCACCACCGCCTTGCTGTTCGGACGCTCAGATCCAAGATCAGACTTGCATCGGTCGCAGGAGTAGGACTTGGCGATGTGTTCGGCCATCAATTCGGCTCCATAATTTGCGGTGCGCGATAAGGCTGGGTTTCATAGAAGGGCATCGGATCGTGCCCGAGTCCTTGCAGATACGGGTGCTCGATCTCGCGGGATGACCACCGGGTATCGACGTAAGCGGGGCATTCGGCGTCAACGATCTCGCTGGGGTAGCCGGGCCAATCGTTCTCGGCCTGACACTTGCGCCACAGCATGAAGGCGGCGCTCGCCATCTTCTCGCCGATCAGGCGGCCAGCGTTATCGACGCGAGCAACGGTGATTTCGAACGGCGGCTTCTGTTCCTGAGTGATGAACAGGAAATCCAGCCGCATTTCGTGCCGGTCAATCTCTGGGAAGAGATGACGAATGCCGCGCCGGTAAAAGCCGTCTTGGAAATGGTACTCGTTGTTGTAGATCGCACGCGCGACGGCGTTTGGCTCGACGCTGAGTTCCGTCGTCTTGTAGTCGATGATGGTGATCTGGTTGCCGGCGATGCTGATGCGGTCAAGTCGAGCTCGCGCCCATGCATCGCCGCACCGGTCGCGCCAGATCGCCGTGACTTCATTGTAAACGGTGCTGACGACCGGATCGGCGATATCCCGAATGGCGAGATGCGAGCTGGTGGAAAGCACATTGCGCGCCTTCTCCACCATCGCCTGCACCGTCTTGTGATCCTTCACCAGCAACGGGATAGCGCCGCGCTCCTGTGCCGCCGCACGCTCTTCCTGTGCTGCCTTCTTCTGGAACGTCTTATAATCGAGCACGGCAATTTCCGTGGGCTGGCGCAGCAACAGCGCGTGGGCAGCGCTCCCGATGTCGCGGGTGCGGCTGTTCTTATCCTCTTCCTCGTCTTCCTCTGGCTTCGTCAGCCGCGGGTGGGCGACAAACGCATGACGCGGGGATTCGAGGATGAGCTTTTGACCGATCGACCTGCTAAGGCTCGGCTCAACACACGGGTCTGCATGGTAAGCCTGCTCGGACATACGATAGAGGCCGGGCGCGGTCGGGGTTTCGGAGTGGATGAGGTCAAGCATTTTGTGCCCCCTCCGCAATTCGAAGTGCTGCGGCCGGTACTTTGCTGGCCGTCTGCGCATCCATCAATTTGATGTGGCAGTCGGCGCGGGACATGCCTAGTTCGTCAGCGAGAGCCTTGTAAGCATTGCCTCTCGGCAGGATTTTGTCCTTCCAAAGCCGGTCAAAAGCCTTGTGCGCCTCGTTGCGCGCGGCGTGTGTCTCAGCGGAAACCAGCGGGTGCCGATCCCATGACCAAAGATCACAGCAGGAATTTCGCAGTCCGTAGCGAGTTTTAGTTTCGCGTGCAGACTTCCCGCAACTCGGGCAGGTCGGTATGGGTTTATCAGCCGCCTCGGCCTTGTAGTGACTGCTCTGACTCATAGTGCCACGGTCTCCGCTGCAAAGGCCTCAACCCACTCAACAGCCGTGGCCTCATCCGGCATGTAGCCGTCTGCCGCCATGTCGCGATACGCGGGAACGAAACCGTTCGTGAGCTTGAAGACGAGCGCGCAACTGCCGCCGATCCAGAACTCGCGGACAACGTGGGCGCCGGCATCCTTGCCGCCTGGGTGGGCTGCGAGCGGGATCGCTGAAAGATTATTCTGCATCTGGCGTCCTCACCTGAAGGTCGATGTCAACGCCAAGTGCATGGCGAAGAGCTTCACCAGCGGCGCCGACATCGATGTTGAAAGAGGCCGGCGTCGTGCCGTCGACCTTGATAACTGCGCGAAGCTCTGGCGTGCGGAAAAGTGAGAGCGGCAGCTTTGCGGTCAGGCTCATGGAGCGCTCACCACGGCTAACCGTCGGTTCTGACCTCGAAAAGCGCATGGTTCCGTCATCACCGAAGACGAGCCAGAAGGCATATTCGATATGATTGTTGCGGGTGACGGAATACCGGGGAGCCATCACGCACCGCCTTTCCGGGCGGCGATCATGGCGTCAGCGAAACGATAGCAAAGCACTGCCACATCTTCGGGCTGATGGGTCTTGTCGAAGGAATCGTGAGGCGAGAAGGCCAATTGTCCGGATAGAGCGTGACCGGCGAACCAGTCGCGAATGCTCATGCCGTCTTGCTCGTAATGGCCGCCATGCGAATGTTCTGCGGCAGATCGCGGAAATGCCGGGCCGCCGTCTTTAAGCTTGTCTGTCATCGTCATTCCTCTTGTGCCGTAGCGCGTTGATCACTTTCGAAATCCGCCGCAGTGAAGGGCGGATGCCGAACCTGATCAGGCATTTGCCGACTTGTTGGTGATTGCATCGAGGATGGCGTCTCTCATCTCTTGGAACGCCGCAGACTCCGCCGCAGACCTCGCCGCAGACTCCGCCGCAGACCTCGCCGCAGACCTCGCCGCAGACTCCGCCGCAGACTCCGCCGCAGACCACGCCGCAGACCTCGCCGCAGACCTCGCCGCAGACTCCGCCGCAGACCACGCCGCAGACCTCGCCGCAGAC